TACGTGCTAACTTAATTACATTTTTTACAGCTGCTTCATGGTGGAATGGGATCTGTAGATCCGAAATTACCAGGTAACGCTTAATCGTCTTCCTCATCCGGAGTAGGAATAGTTGGGATAATTCCGTTGTCGCCTACAACCCAGTCGGGCATAGATTCAGGATTATCCATTAAATACAACGCTACAGATTCGCTAAACCCTGCTTTGCGTGCAGCTCTAAACATCTCATGTTTGGCAATATAAAACACTTCTAGTTTAGATAATGGGTCGGGTGATTTACGCACCACGCGCTTATTGATCTTCTTTCGCTTACGTGTGTTAGCCATAATAAAATTATGACTTACTGATTAAGATAAATAGATCATCGACACGCTTTTCTAATCGTGTTAATTGATCCTTCATACTTGTACCAGAATTAGGTTTTAACTCGGCAAGGTAAGATCTAATAACCCATCGTAGAGCCACTAATCCAGCTGTGATTAAAGTAGTTGCACCAACGCCTAAACCAACCCATTCGTTCGGTGTCATTTTTTAGGAGTTGCATAACCAAATACTCCAGCCAATATTGCCCATAGAATCGAGCGATAGTCAGCTGCAAAATTGGATGCTGCCCAAGCTGATAGGAATGCACCAGCGGTTAAGAAATAAGGATTTTTCATGTTCATATTTTGCCTCCTAGTAGTGGTATATCAAACGCTTTGCCATCTTTGTCGCCAGCCTTTGTAAAGCTAACGTGTACATGTTTTGTGTGTTTATTAAATCCGGAATATTTACGCCACTTGAAGTTAAGTATTCTGCTAGCAATCATGCCGTTATGAATTACGTAAGATATGCGCTTATCGGTTTTCGCACAGATTCTGATTTGGTCAGCCAGATAAACCGAGAGCCCCTCGGATGAATCCAAGCGAGAATCAATATCAATGGCTCGCACGCATCCGTTGCTGTCTGGATTATGATCCGATTTTCTGGAAGTGTGACGAGCATCACCAACCCACCCATCGCTGGTAGTACGCCTATCCGGATACCAGGTAGTAACGGCATCTCTAAGCTCTACTCCAGCTGCACATAACCACGGCTTCATTATGAAAGAAGTAGTGCGGCTTCCTCAGCTGTAATGCCAAGCTTGTCTAATAGTGCAGCCTTAGCAGTTGCCTTAGCCTCAGCGATTACTTCCTGCGCTTTGCGTTCTGTTTCGGCAGCCTTTTGTGCTGCTTCTTGATTTGCAATTTCCTCAGCAGTTAATTCAACCTCGGTGGTTTCACCTGTTGAACAATCTACTATTACTTTATGTGTCATGTTTTCTCCTTTGTTAAGCGTTGGATATTCCGTATAGATAAAATGATGAACCTGATACAAAGTTTTGAGCGTTATCAGATGTCAAAATAATAGAACTAATGGCGGTATTTACACCCCATAAAGCAGCAATCGTAACTATTGAATATACTGTTGCTGAATTATTTTCTTCAACACTGTAAACGCTAACGGGCTTACTTTGTGATACACCATAACTGGGAATATAGATTTCAGTAGATGAAAATGTATTACTAGTATTTGAACTATTACAAATGTTTGTTCTATAAATTTTAGGATTTCCATAGGAATCAGCCCCGCTAGTTGCAGATGAACTTTGAGCCAATAAATATCTGTCTGAATAGTTTGTAGCATTTGAATTAAATTGAATATCCATCCAATCAGTACCAGCAGATGTACTTCTCACAGATGCTCTAACCACCAAATCCGTATAGGTAGCCGGTATTGCCGAGAAGGTAACAGATGCCGCACTTGATGATAAAACATTTGAACTGATTAAAGTATAGGTTGCCATAGTTACGCCTTTAATATTCCGTAAAGGGTGGCAATAGTTCCTGCTTTGTATGTGCCACCATTTGATATTAACTTAATGCTTGTAATTGCGCTAGTGCTGCGCCATAGTCCAACTAATCTACGGGTTGAACCACTGCCATTTTTATCAGTGCTACTGGTTACTAAAGTGGTTTTGAAAGTTGAACCAGCGTATGAAAATATATCTAGAGTAACAAGAAATGGCACATTTATATCGGCTGGCATTGAACCTGCAAAAATATAATTATCATTGCTTACTCTTAATGAACTAGCAGATGAACCATCACCTCTTAAATCTGTAAATGAATAATTATTTCCAGTATCATTATTATATTGAAATCTTATGTTATATCCTGCTGAATCATTATCAGCACCTACTACAACTAATCTTAAATCAGTATAGGTTGCAGGTATTGAAGTTAAGTCTAATGTAGATGCCGCGCTACTCAAAGTAGTTGTAGCAATTTTATCGTATGTGGTTGCCATATTATCCTTTGATTCCGTAAAGGGCGAAGGTTGTTTGTGTTCCCCAAGAAGCAGAAGCACTAACTATACTAACGCTACTAATAGCACTTGTATCCACCCATAAACCTGATGCTAAATTAACTTTATATGTAGTATCAGCAGCGTTACGATCTGAACCGCCAAAAATGCGTACTGTTTTATTTTTAGTTGTTGAAGCGTAATCGTGAATATCTATAATTACTGCACCAACTAAATTAGCAGTTGCACTATTTTGTGGCACAACACCTACTGCCTGAATATAAGAAAAGCCGCTAGTGCCAGCAGCGTTTGCATTTGAGCCATCACCATTTAAGGTATGAAAAGCATAATTAGAACTTGAGTCATCTCCATTAAAATTAAGTCTCAGGGCATTTGAAGAAGTTGCTGCGTTTGTATTTCTTGTAATACCTCTTATTTGTAAACTTGCATAAGTAGCAGGTATTGAACTAAAAGTAATTGTGCCGCTTGAACCTGTGCCAGTAGCACTAGCAATAGATTCGTATGAACTGGTAGAAGCCGCTACCCCGCTAGAAAAACTACCCAATACTGTATTAAGCAATTCCGCCTACCACATACCAAGTATTAGCAGCTGTTTTAATTGCCACAGCTGTTTTGTATTGTGCAAGGGTTGGAGATGCTGCAACTGCGCCAGCACTTAATACTGTCGTAGTACCAGGTGTTACCGCGCTAATTGTGCAAAGACCAGCACCAATATTAAGAATAGTTAATGCTGTGCCAACTGGGAATGCAACAGATGCATCGGTTGGAATCTTGTAGGCAATAGCAGTTGCTTTGTTCATTACCTCTAATACTTGATAAGCATCTGCAAGCACAGCTGTATAATCTGTGGTGTTAGCAGTTGCTACTGTAAAGGCTACTAATGAATTATAATTAGAAGCTGTTAAAACATCGCCAGTTACGGCTGGTAATCCTGTTGGCATTATATCTCCTTAATAAGATAATACGTTTTGTCCTAAGACCCCGTAATCTACGTTGCCTATTATAAACCCATCTATGATCGGTTCGAGCGTTGTAAACACTGTTTTCCAACTATTCGGGGTGATATTCATGCCTACCCCAAAAATCTGTAGAGTCTTGTCCAGCGTGGATCCGCCTGGCTGGGTGGTGATTACTGTAATTGGATCAAAGAAGTCTAGGTCTAGGGCTGCAATTATGCCGGTGTTGTAGTCTGTGGTGTATAGGTCTAATTCAACGGCATCGCACCGGATGCTGGTTTCAGCTCTAGAAGCCACATAAGCCCTGGCATAGTCTAAAGCCACAGCATCGGTCTGCATCAATAGGTTATTTAAGAAGTAGGAATGTATAAAATATTTATCAATAGAAGCTTGGTTTATTGCTACCTGAGCAGTGCCGCCAACTCGTGTAACTGTGGCTGAATTGAATACTAGAGTGTCGTCTAATTTCCATACAGCATTGGCATATCTAATGCCTGTGCCATCATCTGCAAACAATGTTGGTGTGCCACCTATGGATGAGACTGTTACAGATCTATCCTGGAAAACAAAACTGCCACTGGCATCAACATAAACTGCGCCATACTCACTATCGGCCACAATTTGTAATGCAGATAATGAAGTCCTAGTAGTGCCAGGATCTGCCTGCATTGTAGTTAATCCGGCATCTACATCACGCATAGAAGCAGGCCATGAGATCTGATCTAAGATCTGGTTAATTCTTGTACCTGATAGGTCGCCAGCAATAGCACCAGTAACTGTAGAGATCTGGGCATTCTGGGCTAACCTGTAAGCATCTACGGCTTGTATGGTGGTGTAGGCAACCTCGGTAGCATCTTTAGGCTGTACATTTACATAAGACGTAATAAAGCCTGAAAAGATTGGATATGTTACTCCTGAGTAGGTTGCAGTTATTGCTACCTTCTTCATAGGAGTTAGTAATTCAAAATAAGGACTGGCTGGATTCTGTGGGTTAAAGTCGCCATTTTGATCTACTATGCGTAAAGTCATTGTGCCAGTTTGGAATTGATCTGACAGTGCAGTACGGCCTCGGTTAGTTTGAACTAGATTAACTCGATCAGATACATCTACAATTACAGCTGCTGAATCAGCAAAGACGTTAGTGCCGAATACAGCTTGTCCAAAAATAGCGGCTTGGGCAAAACTTGGGCCAGTGCTAAAGTTGATAATTGCATTAACTACAGGTACGGCCATTAGAATCCCTGTCCAGCAGGTACTGTGCTGAATCCATTTTTAGTAGCAATTTGTATTGTTTCTGCAATGGCTTGGCTTAATCTATCGCCGCCAGCCGTTGTATCAACAGTAATCTTAATTTCTTGTAGTGCATTAGAGCCACCAGGTGTGAATCCTAATGCCAGACCTAATCCCATTGCTTCTGCGCTTGTGCCAAAGTTAGGGTTGTTTAATGATGTATTTGCTAGGTTGCTAATGTCTGGGAATCCGCCTATGCCAGTGATTTTGCCACCTGGCATCTGGCTGGGATCAACGCCTAACCCTAATAACACTTTTTGACCTGCAGTTAAGATTGCATCTGCGGCTGTTGTCATAGCGCGAGATAATTCATCTACAGCTTTTTTGCCTTCCATTTCAGCGTTGATCTTTTTGGCTAATGCCTCGTTATTATCTAAAATTGCTAACTGAGCCCTAATGCGCAGTTTAGTTTCTTCATCTGTAGCAGCGTTAAGAGCAGCCATTAAACCTATGCGTTCTACATCAAACTTATCTTTTAATTTGTCGATCTCTGTTTTTGCTTTATTTGATGCAGTAATAATCTTATATTCTTCATTACGTGCCTTAAATAGTTTATTAGTTATGTTCATATCTTTTACACGTGCTGTGGATGAACTAGGAGCAGCGTTTTGCGTTTTGCCAATATCGTATGCAATTAGGCCAGCAGCACCAAGTACTAATTGTTTTTTGCCTAGTGTAAGTAGCGCGGCTATACCTAATAAAAACTTGCCTACATCACTATCTATAACCTTTTTAATTTCTCCTATTAACTGACCCATGCCAGTAGCAGTATTGGCAATAGCAGTTGCAAAATTATTCATTGAATTAGTTGCTTGATCTATTGAATTATCTTTGCCAATAGCGGTTAGGGCATCAATTAAACCTTTACCAATAATCTCTGTAGCGTTAGCTGCTGATACTTTGAGTAGATCCATTTTGCCTGCATAGGTACTTAATCTAGCTTGTGCTTGACCAGCAAACTTTTTATCTAGGGCTGCCATGATCTTGTTCATATCGCCACTAGCAATAGTTGCTTTATCTAACCCTGTGCCTAATCTGGCTAATGAGGTAGTGGTGCCAGATGCGCCTTTGGCTATTGCTGCTACAACATTCTCTAAGTCTTTACCTGTGCCAGCACTTACGTTTAATGCGGTTTGTAATGCTTTTTGGCTTAGAGTTACTGATCCGGTAGCGTTTAATAAAGTCTGGAATGCTGGGCGTAGTTGATCGTCTAATACTCCGTAAAGTCCTTGCAGCTGCGCAATGTATGCTTCAACTTCATTTACCCTAAAAGCGTTGCCGGTATTTTCTAACTGTACTGCCAAAGATTTAGCGGCTTTTTCATCGGCTGCAAATGCGTTAATTGCCTTTTTGCTAAATGCTACGATTGCAGTTGTAGCAAATACCCTGTTAAATGTTTTACCTAATTGCTGGGCTTGCTTATCGAATGCTGATAACTCTTTTTGACCTTTTTTAAGTGCCTTACCATTAAAGGTAGCAATAGCGGAGACGACTACGTTGGCCATTATGCTGCCTTCTTAATCTCTGTTTTTTTGTTAAAATCAATAGCTGTGGCATTGATTGCTTTTAAGATTGCATCATAAACTCCTGGACTATCTTGTGCCCAAGCCTTGTAAATTAAACGGCCTTTAGTTTTGCGGCCGCCAGATCGTATGCCTTTGATTTTCGGTTGAGAAGTGAGTGATGGCATAGATGTTACAAATTGGTAACCTGCGAATGGGTTATTAGATGAATATTCTCTAGTAGAGCGGTTATATGTATATTCTCTAGCTCTAGCTTTACCCTCAAATCCCTGTACCGGACCAAAGGTAGTAGCAGGTCGGGTCGGGTCTATTTGTTGAAATGGTGCTCGACCTTGCGGATTTTTACGACCAGCAGTTTCATAAATGCGACCAGCAGCAGTTACGTTGTAGACATAGTTGCTAACTTTAAAACCATTTTTAAACGTTTTATTATCACCTGAATTATAACCAATACCTGCTTTAACTGTAGCAGCATCATATTTAGGAAATGGTTTGTAATTTATATTTGGATTAATTGCTTTAGACCAGCCTGAAAGAACCTCGCCATTACCAGGCACATAACTCTTAGCTTTAGATGCTACGCCACGCATCAATGGATCAATAGCAGTCCTGATGCGTTGGCGCATATCTTCATCAATAAACTCTAAGCCTTTAAGGACATCTTTAACGCCTACGACCTCTACTGGCATTTTTAATCTCCTTTGCTCGATCCTT